AGCGAGCGAGTGATTGCGTCAAGAAATATCAGGACAACGTTTTCAGATCCATGCGAGTGAGTGCCATGCAAAGTCAGTAAAAGGTAAAAGGCGGCAGTTTGTGGTTGACTAATGTAATACAGAATTGTAAACTGATTCAGTCAGCGGGTAGAGACGCTGTTGAACTGATTTTTTGCGGGGTGACCCCGTTCGACCCGTCCAGAGTGCTCTACCACTTTGGGCGGGTTTTTTATTACATGGAGTAGAGCAACTATGGACACTCAGTGGCATCCGGCAGCAAGCATCTTTCCGATGCTGCCAGATGATAAGTTGTTAGAGCTGGCGGAAGACATCGAAAAGAACGGGCAACATGAACCGGTGCTATTGCTTGACGGCAAGGTTCTCGACGGCCGCAACAGGATGTGTGCGTGCAAGTTGAAAGGCATAGCACCAGTCACGAAGGTGGTCACAGGAATTGATGATCCGGTGGCTTACGTGCTGTCACTTAACCTTCATCGCAGGCACCTGACGCCATCTCAGGCGTCCATGTGTGCGGCAAGAGCGAGGGAGCTTTATGAGCAGCAGGCGAAGGAACGAATGACATCTGGTGTGAACCAGCACAGCCCTGTGGAAAATTTACCACAGGGCACTTCATCAGCCCGAGACGCAGCAGGCAAGGCATTCGGAGTTTCCGGCAAGTCGGTTGATTACGCTAAGAGGGTGATCGACAAGGGGATTCCAGAGTTAGCAAAGGCTGTTGATGAAGGGCGGATGGCAGTCAGTACGGCAGCTGTGTGGGCATCTGACACGGCTGACGAACAAAAGTCCGCGTTGGAAAAACAGCGTAATCGTGACTACTCGAAGCTGAAGCCAAAAACGATCGATGCCAAAGAGCCTCGGCATGCTGGAGAACACAAGCAAGGCGAGGTGTTTGCTAAATCAACCGCAGATGTCGCAATTACGCAACTGAAGGGCATACCAGACACTAATGAGTTTCGCGAAGCAGCGTTTGTTCGCGTCGAAAAATGGATCAATACCACACGAAAGGCAGGTGCAAAATGACACCACGGTTAATGTCAACAAAAGATTACTCAAAATTCCGTTTGTGCCAATTCAATCGCAGTGTCACAAAAACGGATGCGTTGCGAGACAGCATGAGGCATCACGGATTTATTCCGGCGTATCCTGTACATTGCGTCAAAGAAGGCGATGCGTTCAGTGTAAAAGCGGGACACCACAGGTTTGAGGTCGCAAAGGAACTTGGGCTTGCGATCTACTACGTCATATCTGACGATTCAGCGACAATTCATGAACTGGAAACCGCGACTACACGATGGTCTGTCGAAGACTATCTCAGTTCGTACATTCGCTGTGGGATTGAATCTTACACAAGACTGAAAGAATACTGGACTGAAACTGGAATTCCGCTTGGAATGTGCATATCCATTCTAGCCGGTGAATCAGCACGATCTAGCAATAAATTGCGATCGTTCAAGGATGGCAGTTTCACGATAAAAGGTCAGGAGCACGCAGACCAAATTCGCCAAATCGTAATGCGATGCTCGGAGCTTGGCGTTACTATTAATCAAAACTTCGTAGCCGCAATATCACGTTGCTTGCGAGTTGAAGAGTTTTCAATTGAAACGTTTCTGTTTCGAGCCGCATCAAACGCTACTACGTTCAAAAAGTGCCGAACAATCGAAGACCAGATGAAGTTGCTGGAGGACATCTATAATTACAAGGCGCACAACAAAATCGCATTGTGTTTCTTGGCAGACCAGATAATGCGAAAACGATCACCATTCCATAAGCAAAAAACATGACTAGACTGCATATGGCACGGCAAGGCGAGGTAAAGGGCGGCAGTCGAAACTGCCGCCCTTTTTTCGTTAGTTGCTACATGTAGCAATCAGCCTATTTCAGCGGTAATGCTGATCGTCAAAAATTGCGGGCATGACAGAACCCGCAGACCAACTTGCAGCAGAAGCCCTAAAGGCTCAGAGCGTATCGAATGACGGCGTTGCCGTGACTCGCAGATCGCTTACTGAGTTAATGGATTACGAAAACCATCAGGCTTCTAAGGCTGCGGCAGCGTCACCAGCGGCGACGTTCCGAGGCATGACCATGCGAATCGTTCCACCGGGAGGCCGGTAGAATGGGACGCAGACGCAGCAAAAAGAATCGGCCACAACAGGTCAGTGCTCCAGTTGTTCGAGCGTCATTTGATCTTGCTCAGACGACTGCTGAAAACAAAAAGCACTGGGCGTCAGCTGACGGGTTGTCATCGCGTGCGGCGTTGTCTCCAGCCGTGCGGCGAACAGTGCGGATTCGCTCACGCTACGAGGCTGAAAACAACTCGTGGTATTCTGGCATTTTGCGGACAGCTACAAATCATATTGTAGGCGGCACTGGTCCTCGATTGCAGTTACTATCAGGTAATCCCGAAGCCGATCGACGCATTGAACGAGCCTGGTCGACATGGTGCCGTGCGGTAGACTTCACGGACACGCTGAGGATGGCTGTTGAAGCCTATTGGCGCGACGGCGAAGTGTTCTTGATTAAAGCCGATTCGGTCAAGCGTTATCCAATCTCACTTGACGTGCGATTGATCGAAGCCGATCAGGTTGCGTCGCCATGGTTGCCGTCATCTATTGGCGATCCGTTTCAGGATGACGGCATTCGGTTCAACCGCAACACCGATGAAATCGAAGTATACGTTTACGATCATCACCCCGGTTCAACAAGTTATTCGCTGAATGCGTTGTCGGGTCAGTGGTATCCTGCTCGCAAGATTGTCGCACACTTATTCAGGGCAGAACGACCCGGACAAGTTCGCGGAATTCCACGAGCGACACCAGCATTGCAGACGTTGCCGATTATGCGACGGCAGGAACTGGCAACGCTGTATTCAGCCGAGACAGCGGCCAACTTTGCAATGTACTTAAAGGCAACAGGTCCAGCGGTAAACCCGTCATCGTCGCCGGCAGACTTTGCAGAAATTGAACTCACTCGCAACATGTTAACCACCCTTCCTGAAGGGTGGGAGATCGGGCAAGTTGAACCGAAACAGCCGGGGCCACTTTACGAGATGTTTCAGCGGCAAGCTCTGATGAGTTTTGCACGTTGCACAAACATGCCATATTCACTGGCAGCTGGCACTGGCAAAGACTCGAATTTCAGCAGTTTTAAAGGCGACATGAAAAACGTCTGGGAACCTGAAGTTCGAGTTGAACAAAACCGCATCGAGAACACGATTCTCAGTTGCGTGCTGAATTGGTTTTTTGAATCAGCAGTTTATTCTCCGGGTTTACTCGACGGTGCTCCGCCTATTCAGTTTATTGAACAGCGTTGGCACTGGCCGCCGTTGCCTGAGTTAGATGCGGTCGAATCAGCCAAGGCAGCAATGCTGCGAATGTCGTCAGGTTTATCGGGGCCATCCGAAGAATACGCAAGACGCGGAGCCGACTGGGACACCGAAAGTGTTCGGGCTGCATCTGATTTTGGCGTCAGCGTAGAAGAATACAAACGAGCGGCATTCAATAGTATTTTCAAAATCGTGGCACCGGGTGGTGGCGGTGCAATGCCGGTTGCAGCACAAGCTGAACTTCCAACAGGTGAATATACCGAACTCGGCCAGCGAGCGTTCAATAACAATATGAAACGCATTCAGCAAACGCTCGGGAATCTGGCATCTGGTGATGTGTCTGAATCAATGGCTCGCATGACGCTTGAATCAATTGGGCTGGCACCTGATCGGATTGACAAACTGTTGTCAGAAGCACTGGAGACTACATAATGAAGTTTACTGCAAGCCTAACAATACAGGCGGCTGACGGTGCTTCGCCTCGCCGGTTTTCAATTCTGGCATATAGCGGCGGTCTATTACCTGTTGATGGTTTTGATGTGCCGGTGATAGTTGATTTAACAGGTCTTGAAGTGCCGGGTGCCATCCCGATTCTGATCGACCATGAAAAATCTGTTGATGCAACGTTTGGCATCACAGACGGCATCGAAAACGACGGTTCTCAACTGTTGCTGACAGGTCAGATTACGGGCAGTTCTCCGAGAGCGTTGCAGGTTATTTCATCGCACAAAGCTGGCCACAAATGGCAGGCATCAATTGGTGCGAGAGTATTAGAACAAGAAGAAATTTCAGCGGGCCAATCCGTTGAGGTGAACGGACAGGCGTTTGTCGGTCCGGTGATTGTCGCACGCCAATCGGTGCTGCGGGAAACGTCAGTCTTGCCAATGGGTGCGGATGCGACGACACAAGTTACTTTGGCAGCTAAAGCAGCTGTCACTACCGTGAAAGGGTCAGCGATGACTTACGAAGAGTGGTTGATTTCGTTGGGCATCGACCCAACAACATTGTCCGAAGAAGATGCGGCAGCTATGCAGCTGGCCTACGAATCAAAACAAGCTCCGGCTCCACCAGCGATGGCGCAGGCGATGCCAGAGGAAGAGGAACCAGAAAAGGAAATACCAATGGCGGCTGAAGCAAAACTCGACGTGCAAGCACAGATCCAAAACGCTCGCAAGCAACTTGCGACCGAGCAACGACGCATTGCGGACGTTCAAGCCGCTGCGGCGTCTCACCCTAAGATTGCAGCCACTGCAATCGAAAAAGGTTGGTCGCTTGACAAAGTCGAACTCGAAGTGCTGAAAGCATCAGCAAGCCGTACCTTGCCGACATCGTTTCGTGATGAACAGAACAAGCCCGAGAACCTGCCACTGGTTCTTGAAGCTGCGTTGTGCATGACTCGCAAAATCAAGAACGTTGAAACGCTATACAGCGACAAGATCCTGCAAGCGGCTCACACAAACTATCGTGGAGCGATGGGCATCAAACGTCTGTTGATTGAAGCGGCTGTTGCCAATGGTCACTATGTTTCGGCTAGTGAAGGCGTGACACGCAGTAACTGGCAGGACATCGGTCGAGCAGCTTGGGGCGACAGCGTCCAAGCCGGTTCAACTGTTTCACTGCCTGGCATTCTTTCGAACGTTGCCAATAAGGAACTGCTCGACGGGTACATGCAGGAAGAACAAAGCTGGAAAGAAATCAGCCGCGTTGCGACTGTCAGCGACTTCAAAACCGTGACCAGCTATCGCATGCTG